CAGCGGGCGAACCAGTCCTTTAGTACGGCATCGGGTGCCTGGGCCCCGGGGTACTTGATCTCTTCTCCGCCCGGGCCCTTCAGTCCCTCTACGCGCACCAGGCCCTCGGACAGGATCTCGAACTCAAGTCGCTGCCTGGCGCCAGGCTGAAGCTCCACCGTGCTATCGTCCATGTTTGCCTGACCCTTCCCGAGTGCCTTTCCGGGCATCTTGATGATCGGGGAAAGCTCAGACTGGATCTTCATGTAGAGGTCATACCGCAGCCCCTTGATCCAGAATACAGTCTGTTCAGTCTCGTCCAGGTTGCGCTCAGATTCAAGGATGTACTTCCGCTCTGCCAACAGGTCTACTACCTTCACTTTTTCCTCCTCACCTAGAGAGTTACGGGGGCGGGCGTGTCCCCGCCCCCGATGTGTTTATTAGGAAATGCCAGCACCAAACGTCAGCGTAACTTCGTCATCACCAGAATCACGGATGCACTTGAACGGGATCTCCCAGGAGCGGATGTTCGACCGCGACCCGGTGCCGATCTCCATGATCTGTGCTTTGGGGATTGACAGCGTACAGTGATTCGTTCCGTCCGTCATGGTGTACGTGACCGCGCTGAGGGTTGGACCGTTCATCAGAGCGTGCCAGTCCATCTCGGACAGCGTGGTCATGTCAGGATTCGCCGAGCCCTCTGGATTGCGGTTGGTGATAGCAATCTCTCGGGCACCATAGCTGTCTCCGATGCAGCCAAGAACCTGAAGGTCATTGTTCATGTTGACGCTCAGGGTCTCAATGCACGGATTCTCAGTTCCCCAGGCGAACGTTCCGCCCATCGCCATCAGTGGCTCTCCTCCGGAGTCCGTCCACGATGTAGGGAATGTTTCATCTGTTGGATCGTCGTAGAGCCCGCGCATTGTGAAGTTGAGCTTCACGGCGTCTCCCGCCGCACACACAACCTCAATATTCCCACGAGCGCCAACGATCTTCCAGAGGAGTCCGTCAAAGTAGACGTAGATTGTCGCAGACGAGAAGCCACTCGATACCGGAGTAAACTCACCGCCATCCTCGGCGAACCCGCATGCCTTGATCAGCGGGGCGCACGGCGGTTGGGTTCCGCTAGAATCAAGCTGAAGCTCGTGGGTGAACGTTACTTCGATCGAACGCTGCCCACCCACGTTCCCCATTCGCGGGGAAAGTGATCCATCCATCGCCGCCGGGTCGAAGTACGTATACTGTGGATTAACCTGCACATCGGCCACGGCGATGAAGTCTGTCGCGGCATCTGGGGAGGCATCTACCCCGTATGAAGTCTCCGACTTGACGAGGGCGATGGTTCGTTCAACCAGAATCGCCATTGTTATCCTCCTGGCTGGTCATGCCAGCAGTTACTTCAGCGTAGAGTTTTGACTTGCACTCGCCGGGAGAGTATTGAATCCCATGCTCCTCGGCATAGGCAATCAGTTCACGCTTTGTCCAGCTCGGGTTGGGCCGAGTCATAGTTGTGTTGTCCTCCGGTGCCAGTGGCTTCTCTGTCTGATCGATCTCGGTGGCCAGTGTGACCGCCTCGACGATATCGGAATCAAAGACAGGCACAGGCGGCGTGCTTGTGGACTCAAAGATCGGTGGCCAGTCAGTCTCTGTCTTCACGGGCAGAGGGAGTGACTTCCCCGATCGGGAAACAAACGTCTTCACATTAGCCTCCTAGTAGGCCACTCGCTCACGGACTTCGACGATGACCCACACGCTCGACAGATAGGCCGAAGTCTTCTCATCGCGCAGCGTGCGGTCATAAGAGATGTTCGTAATCCGGGCGCTGATGATAGGATCAGCCACCTTAAAGTTGTCCAGGATGGCCTCGCGAATCGCCTCGGCATACCGGGACCTTTTCTGTTGCAGCCTATCAGCATCGTTATCCTGCAATAGACACACGATCGCCAGATCGTGAATGTCATCAACATAGGCCCGGATTGAGTTGTACTCTACCCGAGTCTTTCCGGGAAGCAGGATCACCGCAGGGTACTCTCCTGCGCTGATGACTGTAAACCCATCATCAAAGTTTAACAGATACCTCTTGGGTTCGGGAAGCGAGAGCACCGGATAGCCCTCGGGCGCTTCGCGTGCCGAGAGCTGGTCTGGGAGGTATGTTTCGAGCATGTTTTTGAGAAGTGCCTGTACTCGCTCCATCTACCCTCCAAAAAGAGAGAACTTTTGCATTGTCTGCTGCATTTGCTGTGGAATATCCCCATAAACGATGTAGGTGCTGATGATCTCAGCCCATCTCTGCTGTGCAGAATCCGGGACCACGATCGTCTTGCGGATCTTCCCGCCAGCTCCCTTCGTCTGATGCACCAATCCGTAGTTGACGCCCCTCTTGTTTGTGACCGATGTACCAAGTTCAAGTGTGTCTTCAGTGCGGCGGTCAACGTGCCCGGTCCAGCGATCAGCCAGTGATGCACGAAGCACGCCTGTGCGCTCCATGATCTTCTTGCCCGGGTAGTGCTCAGCTTTCCATGCAGCGTACGCAGGAGAGAGGGCAGGCCATCGTTGACCAAGCCCTCCCTCGGTGTAGAACTGGCGGGCCTCTAGTTCGTCAAAATCGTGGGCAATGCGCCCCCAGGCCGGGCCGAGATCTCGGCAACGGATAGAAACGCTCTCCAGCATAAGCTGGATCTGCTGCTCACCAGTTACCTGAATCTCAAGCGTCAGAGGCACTAGAACTCATCATCCATCTTGAAGCTTGGATCGTGATAGTTTTCGTCAGTAGAATCCAGCCCGACAACATGGTTTATGCTATTGTCAAACACCGCATCATACAGCATCGCCGGGTCCATGCCTACGCGATCGCAGAAGTCTCGATACCGTTCCCAGTACATAGACTCCTTTGGTGACTCGCCGGCTACGAGCCCAGCGTAGGCTCCGATGGCACGAGCACACACGCCCCACGTCGCCGCCTGCTGCACCATCGCATAGGTGCCAGGAGATCCCAATGCACTGACTGGCACAGTTACACCAACAGCTCTAAGTATCCCGTTCAGCTCAGCTTCGACCTGAGTGATGAATGTATAAATATCACTCTCGGTCGGCGTAGTAGTGGCGGTGAAGTCAAACTGTATCTCGCGCTCAACGTCTGCCGCTGTAATGTATGCCATGAGGGAGGGGGGGCAGGGACTACCTGCCCCCGTTGCCCGCTACGTAGAGATGATGTCGGAGAAGAAGTATCCGAGGCCCTTGCCAACCGTCATGAAGTCAGCAATGCAGCTCGCCTCAATATACTCAGCCTCTTCAACATCGTCCATCCACCGACGCACTCGGAACGGACGCGATATGAACGTGTACATGGCCGATGGGGTCATAAGACCAGGAGTATCGGGCAGGTACATGACAAGCGCGTTATCGCTCCAGATGTCGGCATAAACAGGAGTGGCACCTTCGGCAGCGGTGTTATAAATCGCCGAGCCGATGAGCACAGTCTTGAACTCCAGCGCAGTCGCCAAAAGCTCTGGAGTGGCAATTCCCTTCTGGGTGTACTTGATGATGTCGGTAAGATCCGCATTCCACTTGAGCCCCTGGCTCCAGGTTGTTGCTCCAAGGACAAGGGTATTTGCATTCTGGCCTGTGGCCCTACGGATCGTGTTAACCGCAGTCTCAATGTCCACGAATGGGGTGCTAGCAGCGTTATCCCAGTCAGTCGCCGTAGTGTTATCAGTTCCCCAGACGCCAGTGGTGAAAATCTCGGTCGCCAGTTGGTGCTCCATACGAAGCTGCACCTTGTTCGTCACAAATGCAGTATTGCTGGCTCGAAGGTCAAGCGCGGTATCCGCGTTCTTCAACGTCCTGGTGGGAAGCTTCGTCGCCAGTGCGTACTCAACACAAGAATAGCTATCAGTGCTGAGAGTGTACCCAGATACCGCAGCCCTCGTTCCCTCGGCACGGATCGCGGCCTCGTCCCGTAACCAATCCCCACGAGCAAACTCGTAGTACTTATCAGATTCCTTGTCTACATTCACTACGGGGGCTACTTTGCTCCAGATATAGTTGGGATTATTATACGCGACAGAGATACGGCTTAGCGCCGCATCAACATGAACTTCATTCAGTGTCGGTTGGGCCATCGTTCCCCCTACGACTGGTTATACGTGGACATCGGGGCAAGAAGGACCTTAGCCACGATCCCATCTGCCGTCACGGCCTCAAGGGCCTGGGCGACAACCTGATCTGATGCAGTGGTCGTCTTGATGAGATGTCCGCTTGAGTTTACGGCCAGGAAGTCTCCAATAGCAACATTCGCGCTATTACCGTCAACCACGGCCTTAGAAATACCAATAAGACCAACTTCAGCGGCTACTCCATCGGCATCAGGCTGGTTCTGCAGGATACCGATAGGAATATCGCTCGCTCCGCACAGTGCGGCCTCGCCATTCGTGATCTTCACAGCATGGTACTGGTAGCTGGACAGATCGCCCGAAGCAGGCCACGACGTAGACAACACCATATTTTCGGTGGCCAATGTTCCTCCTACTGCACGTCCCGGTGCGCCCGCTTGTAAGCGGCCTCCGGGGTCATCCCGCCAGCGATGAGTTCCTCCATCTTGGCGAGCCTACGATCCTCAACCGGGATCGTCTTGGTTGTTGATGCGCCATGCTCTCCGAGGTCGACCTTCGCGGGGCGCTCCCCGAGCAGCTTGCGTACAATGTCCTTATTTGTCTTATACAGATCATTAAAGTATGGACGCTCTGCCGGAAGCAGCTTGCCCTGGCGGGTCATCTCGTCCAGAAACGCAGTCCGCTCGCTCTCTTCGAGCTTCGCGGTCAGCGCAGCAACGTCCTTCTCAAGCTGTAGGCGCTTGTTCTTCTCCTCGGCCATCGCAATCTCCGCCGGAGTTGATGCTGCATTCTGTTTCTCATCAAGCTTCGCGGTCAGAGTAGCAACGTCCTTCTCAAGCTGTACGCGCTTGTTCTTCTCCTCGGCCATCGCTGTCTCCAGCGAGGATGCAGTCGTCTTCTGATTGACAATGTACTTGCGCAAGGCATCAACCGGGTCTACGCCATTTGCGAGCTCAATGCCAAGCTCCTTTAGGTAAGCAATCAGCTTATCCATGCTTTTGTTCTCCTCTTGTTTGATATGTGCGGGGATATCATCCTCGCTCACGCCGATTTCCCTGTACAGAGAGCGCAGCTTGGCTTTCACCTTCGCCACTTCCCCGCTTGGGAGTTCGACACGATTGCCTCGGAATCCGCCTGGCGATAGCGCCGCGGCAGCCCGCCCTAGTTGCTCACGAGTTACTTTCAGAGTGTCTCCTACATACTCCTTGATCCGTAGCTTCCAAGTAGATGGCTTGTCAGGGTCAGGAACGTAGAGGTAGGCGGCAGCAGGGTACTCCTTGCCATCATCTGTCTTCACTGCCAATGCAATTGTAAAGGTACAATAATTATCCTCGTTGTGAGTTGCTGGCTCCCCTGCCTTCAGTCGAGACTCCAGGAACTTATACAGTCGGCGCATCCATCCGATGTCTCCTTCATCGGCTTGAATGGAGAGCTGTCCGTAC